AGGGGGGTTGATCTTTTAAGTCAGCCCCACGGTCCCTATCATCTTCTTCTCTTTTTTGTTCTTGTTGTTCTACAGGTGCGTCGGCTTTTAATGTGTATCCTTCTGGTATAGGGCTTAGAGGTCTACCATTAAAGAATACTATTTGTATTTCTGGCTTTGATGGGTGTACATACTGTTTAAACTCAAAGCCAGTAAACATCCCGCCTGTACCACCAAAGCCCCCAAAGCCGCCGCCTGTAGGTTGAGGTATCTCACGATCAGGTATATCTTCTACTTCACCACCTTCTTGTAACTTTTGTGGTTCTTGATCTGTTTCTAGCTCATCATCTCTAAAGAAAGACTCTTCACCTTGTTTAATTCTCTTGAAGCCTTGCTCTGCAGCTTTCTGTAAGTTCTCAAAAAACTCTGTGCCGTAGTAACGTCTGGTTGCAGCGTTAATCATAAACTCGTTAGGGCTTGCCATGATAGGTATATCATCACGTACCTCTGCAGTTGTGGCTCCTAGTGGTGCAGTGTTACCACTGACAGGATCTTTCTTCTCCGTGAGTATCTCTTCCATTTCATTATCTACAGCACCACCCTCAGCAAACTTTAGTCCAACACCAACAACAGGTCGGTCTATGCTTCTGCCACCAAGAAAAGCTCTAAAGCCTCCTCCTAAACCGACAGTTAAAACATCATTACCTGCTATGTTATCAAAGCCTACATTGTCACTTACATTTAGTAAATCTTTTACATCCATAACTTGTTTAAAGCTATCTCTAGTTTTTTTAGCTATATCATCAGAGGCTTTATATCTATCAAAAAATCCTTGATCAAAAGAAACTTTATTATTGGATACACTACCTATGGTATCACCTGATTCATCAGTTACTGGTATGGATAGTTTTTCTGCCTCTTGTGGGGTATCATCATCGTCTTTTGTTGGATCAAAAGGTGGTGATGGTTTAACATTATCTGGTCTAGCTCTAGGTCGTATGGAGCTAAACATTACGGTATCATCCTCTGCCATTTATTTCGTCCCTCAAATATGTTAAACGTTTAAGTGCAGCTATCTCACCTTGAGCACGATAGATACCCTCCATGCTTGTCTCTTGTTCTAGTTTGCGCTGGGCTGTCTGTATCTTTTCGTTAAGCACTTCTAAGAAGCCATCCCACAGAGGTTTATCGTTTACTAACTTTTTTACTATCATGTACCAGTAAATCCTTGCTCACCAGGCGCTGGTGCTGTGCCTGTGCCTATAGTGCCGCCACCTGCACCTGTCGTATCAGCTACGCCTGTACCTGCTGGGGGAGGTGTAACACCTTCAGGTGGTGGTGCTCCTTCTGGTGCTGCGCCTTGTGGGGGTTCAGGAGGTGTAGAAAACTTCTTGAGTATCTCAGCTTGTATAGCTGCATCACTCAGTGAGTTTGTAACTTTATCAGGATCAAGATCCATGCTCTTAGCTATCTCACGTATGATGTAGTCAGACTTAACGAAGGGCTGTAGCATAGGATTAGATGCGACACCTAAGAACTGCATCAAGCGCTGGGAGCGTACCTCGTTAGCCATCAGACTTTCTGTACCTTGTGCTTTTACTTCTAAGTCACCCTTGATACTTTCATCGTAGTCAAACTGCATATTAAACGCAAAGAAAGCACGACCTAAAGGTGCAATAAGATAGTCATCTACGTTCTTTACGACATTCCTAATACTACCGTTAGCAGCAGACATAAGCATACTGATACCACTAGCAGTACGGCCCACACCCTGTATGCCTGTCTGACCATGTGCGAAAGATGGGAAGCCAGTAGATTCATCTGCTAGTACCCTCGCTTTATCAAATAGTTGCATGTTCTCGCTGGCTACATTAGGGAATTTAGTACCAAAGATACCTTGACCGGGAGCACCACCTTGTCTGCGAAACACCTTGCCCGGATATACAGATAGGTCTTGGCCTGGTACTAAGTTAGTCTCATCTACTTCTATTATAAGATTACCACTTAGTGCTGCATTATCTATAGCCATACGCATAAACCCGTTCATTAGGGTTTGTGTATCATCCATGTTTTCTGCTATACCTACCCCAAAGAATGAGTATGGGTTTAGTTCATATGGGACAGCGTAATAAGGTATACGTGCTGGCTTAAAAGGGTTAAGAACTAAACGTAAAACTTTACCGTTGCACACCCAAGCATTTACACTTAGCTGCTCTGAGTCACGTAATTCTTTAGGTATTGTTACACCGTGTTCTGCTAAGATGTCTGTATCTACGTAACCCCAAAACTCTAGCACCTCGTAGCGATATGGAGCAGAGCTATACTGTGACTCATCCTCCATGTCTTGTTCCCAGTATTTCTTTTCGTAGGACTCGCCCATAGCTATAGCTTCGTCTATAGACTCTTCTCTAAAGAACGGTCTTGACTTCAATCCACGTATCTGTGAGCGTGTCATACGGTGACGCTCTACTACATACTCTGCTTCGTCCATGTTGTAAGCATCAGGGTCAGGATAGAAGTTCCAAATACTTACGTGACTTGTAGAGGGCACAGTCTTTATTATAGGATCGTAGTTGCCATCATCACCCCAGTTAGGATACTCTTTGTCTATGGCAAACGGACCCTTCATTATACCTGTTCCAAAGAGTGCCATCTCAAAAGATGTATGACGTAACTGTTTGTTTGCGCCACTCTCTTCTAACTGATCGTGTATTTTCTTTTCCATCTTCTTAGCTGCAACCATAGCAGGATGAAAAGTAACTGTATCTTGTGTTGTACCCGGACCCTCTATAATTTTATCTGATGCGTACTCTAGCTTGTTTTCTAGTGGACCCATGCGCTTCATGCGGTCATACATTGTCTCGCCGGGTTTTAGCTTCTCATCTGGATCAAACAAAAGCGTGACGGGGGGTTTGTTACCAAAGGCATCCTCTAGCTGATCTTTGGCTTCCTCTGCTTGAGGGTTTATACTAAGATGCATAGACTCAGCTACACCCTCTGGTAAAGTTGTAGGATTGACTGTAAGAGGAAAGCGAGAGTTACCAAATAAAACATCTACAATCTGTCCGTATGCAGCTAATGTTTTTGTTTTAGTTACCTTAATAAACACACGAGACTTTTCAGTTTCAGTAAACTGCACGTCTGAATTATATAAACCACGATAGTTTCTGTACGCACGTAGCCATCTGTTCTCATCTGCAAACCTTGCATCCTCTGCACGTTGAAACTTAGACTGTACGAAAGCTACAACACCCAGCGCATCTAGCTCATCTGAGTCTTGAATAGATGATACTTCATCTGTTTCAAATAGTTCGCCTTGATTGTTTTCTGTTTCTGCCATGTTATCTAATATCCAAATACTGAGTCAGCGGCTTGGAAGCCTGTCCTGTGTGATACAGGATTGTAATCCCACAAGGAACTACGGGGTCGTGTCATTATACCATACCTTAAAGCATCGTACAAGTGGTCTTCTGAGTTAGTATCCACGTCTTCTGGATTTCTTTTATCTAACGGTATACCCGGAAGCTGTGCTATCGTATTGGTGCAAGTAGAAAAGAACACAAGTCTTGGCTCCTCAGTAAACTCATCCACCTGCAAACGGCGGTGTAGCTCGTTCTTACCTGCCACCCTTGAACCTTTAGAACGGTCAGAAGGTCGCCAACGCAAACCCTTCTGGTTCATCTGTTCAGCCAAAGAGGGTCCAGTGTCTCCACGCTTGTGCCACAGGGAGCTATCCAACACACCGTACCTGATATTATCACCATGCTCTGCTTCCAATATCATATCTGCTAAATCTGTTGCTGTAACTCTAGAACAATATAACTCTCTATATACTACTAACTGTTCTTGTGGATTGACTGCTAACCAAACAACTCCTGTGTAACTACCGTAACCGTAGTCGCAAGCTCTAAACTTGGCCCAGCTTTTAGGTATGTCATACGGTTCAACTACGTGTATCTTTCTGTTAAACTCAGGGAATGCTGCTCCCTCGTTTACATCCCAGTTCCCTTCTAATAACTGCTTTCTTTGATGCTCTGGAAGTGACAAAAGCATTGCTTCGTAGTCGCCACTCTCAGCTAAGTATGGATTATCAAAGAGACTAGCAGGTATAAATCTTCGTTTGAATAGGGGTTGACCAGCTTTACTATGCCCTTGTGGAAACTTTAAAACCTCACTAGTCTCTATGTCCGTTGCCCAGAAAGGTGTATTAGGTTTTGCTGGGTCAATGAACATCTTCTTAACCCATGCGTGACCGGGGCCACCGGGGTTTGTTGTTGCTCTCATGTACAAGCCTAAGTCTTTGTTTGCACTACGTAATCTTGAACGCATGTAGTTCCAGCTATAGGGGCTGTTCCACTGCGTCAACTCGTCAAAGGCTACATAGTTAAACGCCTGTCCTTGATAGCGCATAACGTCTGTGTCTCTGTCTAAGTACGACATCCAAAGTGTGCCGCCTCTAGGTGTAGTCCACTGTGACTTACGCTCTGACCATTTAATATTAGGTATTGCTTTAGGGTATAACTCTTGACTTTTTTGTATTAGCTCTCTTAGTTCTTCTGTTGTGTGTCGTACAAGCAAGCCACTAAAGTCAGGGTTGTTTAAATTACGAAGAGGATCAGCTAAAGTTGCATACGACTTGCCGCCACCTGCTGCACCACCGTATAATACCTCTCGTTCTGATGCTGCTAGATACTGTGTTTGAGGGCCGGGGTTAGGCTGAAATACAACATTCTGTGCGCGTTCTACGTTGAACTCAGGTGGCTTCACTTGCGCTGGGGGTATCGCTGTCACCACTTTCTTCTTCGTAGGTGTAGGCTCCTGTTCTTTCTTTTTCGAGTATTTCGATTTGACGTAACGCCTTTTCGAGCCGCTTGGCATACTGGCGTTTAATTTTAGTAATCCTCTTTCGCTTTCTTTCGACATCTAATCTTTTCTTTAGCCCGTGATGTGATATGCTTTTGCCTGACTGTGTAGTTAGCCAAGCTGCAACTTGTCTTAAACTATATTGTTTTATGTGTTTTTTAGCTAATTCTAATAACTCTAATTCTGTAGGTATAGGGTTTAACCACTCATCATCCTGTGGATCTACTTCGTAGCCAAACGGAACATATTGGCTGAGTCTAGGTATTCGCATCCAGAGCTTCGCTTTGTACGGAACTCTAGGAAGCATCCAGTATTCATACTGTAGGGGTCTTTCATTCCTCAGTTGTAGAAGCATCGTTCTCTTTAGGTGGCAATATAAATAATCCACCTGTAGACTCCACTGAAACCTTTTCAGTTTTAACTATACCTGCACGATCAAGTATCTGACCTGCAGCCATAAGTGTTTCTTTTATTCCTAGCTGGGTAGGATCGTCCAAAGCCTTACCATAAGCAACTGCAGCTTTGGGTCCAATCCGTGACATATACGTTTTAGTAGCCTCGAATATCTCATCCTTCAATGTCTCCACTATAGCTGTCGTAGGCGTGTTGTGACTGTAGCCAGCCAACTTCTTAGCTGTCACAGCGTCACCGCCAGCCTCTTCAAACAAGACCTCTAGAAACTTAACTTGTTTTTCGCTTAGTGTTCTTGCCATTTAAGTTTCTCTTCTTCTTTTAAATTCTTTTAGCCTCTTTCTTAATTCAGGAGATAAAGGTTTACCATAGGAGGTTGCCCCTTTAGCCGTGCCTAATTTTTTAGGTATTGCACTAGGATCAGTATTTAAAGGTCTGCCTTTTTTAGAATACTTTTTTTGTGGCACAACATGATTGAAGTTAAAATTTTCTAAATGAGTAAGTCTTTTATACATCTTACCTCACCTTCCTATAGGCTCTGGTTTTTTTTGCGATTTTCTTAGGTTGAGCCACAAACTGCTTACCTGCCTTAGTGCCTTTTCGTTTAGCTCTGGTTGTAGCGGCATACTCAGCATCGCTAAGAGACTTAATAGCCGCAGTAGGTAAATACCGCTCACCAGTTTTAGCGCTAGGCTTCCCACTTTTAGTGCGCCACTTTTGCTTTGTCCATGACTTTAGACTTCTTTGTGATTTCTTGAGAGCCATTAAGCACCTTCACAAGCCATAGCACCACAGCTACAGCTCTTACAGCAGTTTCTGTTCCTGAAAGCACACCATAATCTTCTTATATATTTAAACATTATTTATACCCTCCACCTGCTTTTTTGTAAGCAGAGGCCAACATCTGTGCTTTACGTGCTGACCACTGCCCCGGTTTACCACCTTTACTGCCAGCTTTTATTCTGGCAAACTGACGTTTACGCATGGCTGGCTTAGTGTAGTTACCTGCCTTGTTTACTGTAGATTTACTTTTAGCCATGAGCTATTTTCCTCACGATAAAACCACACGAACAACTGTACTAGAACTTTCTGCACGTCTGTAGTTTAAAATAGTAGAGTTACCTACTGCTTTAGGAACTATAAAACTGTGCGCTCCTGCAGGTATTTCTATATCATTATCATCTACATCAGATTCTGCAGAACCAAAGTTTATATCTAGCTTGTGGCTAGTTTCAATGAAGACCACACTAGCGTTAGTGCAGTCTACATGTTGTGTGGTGGTGTTACTTAGGGTGACAGCAGTTTGCACTGTCCACCCCAAGTTTTCGCCTATTAGACCAACTTGATCAACCATTGGCTAACTCCTAACTTATGTAAATGGAGTTGCTGCAGTGCCATCACCAAACAGATACCCAGTTACAACCCATTTAGAATCAGTAATACATACATACTTAATCATACCACCAATGAAACGGCCTTTGGTATCACCGTCAGCTACGATCTGATGATCTGCTGCTGCAGGACAAACAAACGCTAGAGTGTCAATGTTTTCATTTAGCGCTGCTAAACCACCAACCTCATCTTTGTCAATTATAGTAATCATACCTTGCAGTGTGTCTGCACTAGACGCTGCATCAATCTGCATAGTTCCTGTAAAAGTTGTTCCTACATGAAACTCGTAAGTTAAACCTGCTGCTGCTGCAGGTAGAGTGACAGTAATACCAGCAGCACGATTAAGAGAAAAGATAGTTCCTGACTCTGCCTCTGTTACTGTCTTTGTTGAATCAGTAATACTGGTTACTACTGTCTTTTGTGTTGTGAGAGTTATTGGGCTTTCATATACCTCAATACCTTCTTGTCTTGTTGCCGTTAGTGACATTACTTAGCTCCTTTGCTATAAAACATACCAGACTTACGATAGTCCTGATTTCCATTTGATATTAGGCCACCTCTTTGTTTGAAGCCCATTTTGTTTCGCACCTCTGTAGGTAACTTAGATAATCCTTTACCTTTGTTTCCTTCTGGTACATCTTTTAGCGCCCCACCTTCAGCCATACCCATCATAGGCTTTTTATTAGCTTGTGGCTTTTCCATAGCGGAAAGAGGCTCACCTTTACGCATCTCCATCATGTTACGCTGTCTTTCTTGATCTGCTTGAGTGGGATTGTACATAGGCTGTATGGGGTTTACGACTCCTCCCATCTGCATCTTACGTTTAGACTTCATGCCTTTCTCCACTCCTGATATTACGCCTTTATTACGAGAGGCATAAAAGACTGCCTCTCCTTCTTTATCACCATACTGCTCTTTCATGGAGCGCATGATCTTTTTGCCTTTTT